CGCCCGCGCTTCATCGTTAACAAAATAATCATCCTTGCGCAGATTCCAGATGTCGTCTGCTTTCTTAAACGCAGCCTCTGCCTTAATCAGCATCTTCTGCGCGGTATCAGGACGACCAATATCCAGCACCGCATCCCACATGGATTTGAATGCCCGTGCAGTCCTGTCTGCCCAGGTCTCCAGCGTGCCCATGTTCTCTTTCAGGCGGCGGGTCTGCTCATCAAAGCCTTTCGTGGCGATATCGTTCGCCGCCTGTAAGGCCCCGGCCTCATCACCGGAACGCTGCAGCTGCGCAACATACGCAATCTGCTCTGCCGTCACGTTACGGAACTGGCGCGCCATCGCCATCAGCCCCGACGTCGGGTCAGTGGTCAGCTTCCCGAAGGCTTCAGCGACTTTATCCACCTCCACACCGGATGCAGAAGCAAAACGCGCGACACTCTGGTTGATGGCATCAAACTGTTCACCACCACGCACACCGACATTCACCAGGGCTGCCAGTGACTCACTCGCCTGGTTAAACGTCAGCCCTGCGGCCTGTCCGGCTCTGGAAAGCGTCAGCATGCGCTCGGCAGTCAGTCCGGACTGATTACCGGAAAGAACCAGGGTTTTATTAAACGCTGAAAGCGTGGAATCCCCCTGGTACCAGGCGTACGCCAGCGCACCTGTCGCCACCGCCAGCGAGGTGACCCCGACCATCGGCAGGGTGATCGCACCGGCAAGCCCCCTGAACATGGGGATCATCCCGCCGAAGGAGTCCTTCACCTGACCGCCCTGTTGCAGCAGGATCAGCCAGGGATTCTGACCACCGGCAAGCTGCGTGGCGATATCCGTAAACTGTGCGGGCAGGGTGCGCATGGCCTCTTTATACTGTCCGACGGAAATCCCGGCTTTTTGCGCAGCCAGCGCCTGACGGCTCAGGCCCTGTTCAACAGCAGTGGCGGTTTTTCTGGCGTCAGTATCCAGTCCTGAAAAATGACGCCTTACCCGGCTCATCTGCTCATCGAAACGGACCGCATCCAGACTCAGGTCAATAATAAGATCACCAACCGGCTGGGACATATCTCACACCTCCTGGAATCCCCGCTGAAGCCATCATTAATGCGGCATCATCCACCATGACATCCGCCACATCCGCAGACGATAAAATATCGCCCCCTCCGTCCCCACCGAACCGGACGCCTCCGGCAAGTCCTGCCGCTTTCTGCATCAGCATTTTGTCCTCATCCAGCCTCTCCACCTGCTCTTCCTCATGCCGGGGGACAAGCAGACTGAAATCAGAGGGATGCATATCCGGATCGCAAAAAAACAGGCTGAGTACAGCGTACATCAGCCCGGAAAAATGCATATCCAGTTGGGTATCCTGAAAATAATGCGTGCGGTAAAAATGTCGCCAGTCGGCATATTCGGTGGATGTCATCCCGGCAAGCATGGCGCGCCAGTCAGGCCTCCCCATCTCACGCGCCAGTCTGAGGGCAAAATTCAGCTCGCCGTCGAAGACTTTCCCGCAGAAAAATCATCATCAGTCAGCGCGTTATTTTTCGCCACTTCGGTAATATCCGTATCCACATGAACAGGCCCGCTCATCCCGGACAGACGCAACACCACATCTTCCGCCCGGGCAATGGCATCAGCAGGCCAGGTGGTCAGGACTTCCTGCTCAATCTGCATCACAGCCTCATTCATTGACGGTGACCCCGTTTTCTGCGGATGGTTATGCCACAGGGACATCGCCACCAGAAACGCGCCGGTTCTGACGAGATCTTCCACGCTTACCTGCAGGTTGCCGCTGGATTCTGCCTGTTCTGCACGCCGTTTCAGGAGGGCAAGATGCTCAATACGCTGCAGCGCAGACAATTCGGAAAGCGTGACAGACACACCGTTATATTCAAATTGTTCTGTTTTCAGAAACATGTATGACCTCCGTTTACCCTGCAGCGCCTGCTTCAGTAACGGTGACTTCAGCTACCGTGGCAAACTGACCATTACCGGAAATCACGGGGATACTCACTTTTCCAGCCTTAACCCCCGTCACAGTGATCACCATATCTTTCACAGCAATGGTTCCCGTTGACGGATCGGCGGAAACCGCTCTGAACGTCTTGTCTGTTGCACTTTCCGGCTCAAAAGAAACCGTCAGGGTGGTTGTTTTCCCTTTTGCCACCGTACCGGATGTCGGCGTCACCTTAATCGCACTGACCGGCGTAATTTTGCTGCGTTCTTCCGCTACAGAAGGTTTACCCACGTTAGTGACTTTCACCGTGCGGGTGATCACTTCTTTCGCCGTCACGGCCTTACCGATACTGCTGACCCAGCCACGAAACACATCCACCGTGCCATTCGGAAAACGGATTTTATAGGCCCGGACATCGCCGCTTTCAAACCAGCCTATAAGCCCTTTCTGGCCTTCCTCTCCCGGTTTCCAGGCCAGCGTAAAACTGGTATCACCTGCAGATTTCTGCCCCTGCCCGGTCGCGGTCCAGTCCGCGTCTTCATCATCCAGGTAGTTATCATCGTAGGATTCTGCCGTCATCTCGCCCGGCGTCAGATCCTTCACCTTAGCCAGTCGCTGCCAGTCATCGTCTGACAACGGGTTTGCATAAGCATCACCCTTGCCGTTGTAAACCCACAGAGTGGTACCGGCACCTTTTACCGGCTCAAGGGGATTTGGTGTTGCCATATCGTCCTCACATCTCGTATGTAATGGAATAAGTCAGATCTGCAGAACTCCATAACGCCATATCGTCATCACGACGATACTCATAGCCCTGCGTAACCATCGTGGTAATCAGTCCTGCCAGTGCCGGGATCGCGGTCATCGCCGGGTAAATCCGGCTTTCCATCCACTGATCAAGCTCTGAATCCGGTACCTGTGCCGGTAAAAACACCTCAATATGCAGCGTGGCCCGCCAGGTATCTGCATCCAGCTCTTCACCGGTATACTCTGCATCCGTCAGATAAACCGCGATCGCAGGAAAATCCTCTTCGTCAAAAACAACGGGGCGACCATCAAACAGCGTCGCCCCGTGTTCATGCTGCTCGAGTGCATCCAGCACTGCGGCACGAATGTCAGTGTGTTTCATCGTTTTATTGCAATCCTCAGTTGTTGTTTCAGCGCGGATGCCAGTTCTTTTGGCAGACGTTCTCGCCGGATACGGTTAACGTTCTCATCAAAAGCCTGCTTCAGTGGGGCCGCCATCGGAATTTTAACCACCTGAATGGGAAGACGATTACGCTTTTTCCTTCCTTTATCGTCATTGCCCTTCGCATACCGGGCTTCTGGCAAACGTTGCATAACATGCCAGCGCCCATTATTTAATCGCTGGATGAATGCCCGCTGATAACGATGCTGACCGGCTTTAAGTATGCTGTTCGGACGATGACCAAGCATCCTGATCCCCAGCTTAATAGCAGGGAGATCACCGCGATTAACGATAATTTTGGCATTCGGATTTCTGACCGTCGCCCGTTTCAGTCTGGACCGTTCCTTTACCAGTTTCCGGCTCACCCTGGTCTCCCGGGCAACCTGTGACGAAGACTGATTAATCGCCGTTGTAGCCACGCGGTTAATAGCCATTGCTGAAGCCGACGGAATGGCGTTTTTACGAACCCGGCTCAGATTTTCAATCGCCTGATCAAGCCCTTTTATCGCCATAATTCACCCTGCGTTTATCGTCGCCGGTTAACTGCGGGTGGTTGCCCACGGTTCAGCCAGAGATAACAACTGCCCCCGTCATCCGGAGAAACACGATCCACCCAGAACGTCTCACCATTAATGGTCAACGTGTCACCACGCCGCACGGCACGAACCGTATCCGTCCGCACAAATAATGACGGGCTGCTTCCTTCAATACGGATCCCACTACTGGCAAACCCCAGCGACTCCGGATCGTCAAAAACCCCCTGAACTTCGCCGCCACGCTGTGCACCGGAGGTGAACTGCGCACTGATGCCCATCACTTCAACAATCGTACTGTCCACCCCGGCAAGGGCGGCATCAAAGGCATTCTGAAAATCACGCATAAACAGCCATTCCACCATCAACGTGTGTTTTTGCATCTGAGGACATAATCAGAATCACCCGACCAACATCCGCAATCTCAACGGATTCCCCTGTTTCACCATCAATGCCACAGAGATGGAGGCAGGTCAGAACTCTGATGCGCGTTAACGCACCGGATGTATCCTCACGAACATCATGAGCCGCGTTTTCCCTCTCCCGGATATCCATATTCATAACCTGTACATCATCGCCGGATGACTGCATTTCCTCTTCCCATTCTGCCACCCGCTGCGCTATCTCTGCGGCACTCCCGGATATATCCGGCTCACGCCCCAGAATCAGGGCCAGTTCATCAAGCCGTTTCAGATTTTGCTCTTTCGTTGCCATATCATCCCCCTGTGAAAAAAGACACGGGGGCATTTCGCCCCCGCTCACGGATTATTTCACCTGTACCACCACAAACTCATCCGGGTCCGGCAACACCATCAGCGGCGCGGACTGCGTCATGGTAAATTCACGGGCGGGATCCCCTACCGTCAGCCAGTGTTTCGGATAACGGGAAGAGGCCACCACACCTTCGGACAACGCCTGCGCATCCTGAATGGCACCATAGCAACGAATGCCCTCTGCTGCCGTATTCCCCAGGACCAGCGAGCCCTCAGGCAGATAACGTTTTTCGGTACCGTCCTCTGCCACATAAGACGTTTTTGCCACCACAATGGCCAGATCGCCGTAATACCCTTTGAAGGACACCACCGCGCCCAGGTCTTTCACCGCTGTTTCGAGTTGCGAATTAGAGCCGCGACGGGTATCCAGTTTTTCGCGGAACAATTTAAAGCCATTCAGCAGACGCCAGACGGTACCGTCCATAATGGCAATATTCACAAGACCGCTGGCCTGGTCGCAGTAGAGGTCAAGATCATGTGTAGGATCGAACGTGTCACGATCCTGTTTTGACCACTCCTTACCACTACCCTGAGTGATGTTATTCTTCGTCGACCTGCCAAAATCGACCTCAATTTTCTCGAACTGGTCTCCTTCCATCGTGTATTTGCCATACAGCACGGCATTCACCGCCTGCATTTCTTCCACCTGGACAATGGCGTGCTCTTCCTGTTTGAGGTTATCAGTGATGATACGCAGACGACGGTAGGCCGGGTCGTTCAGCTGAGCCGGATCTTCACCGGGAAGACGCTCAACCGCCTGCTGGTAATTAAATTCGTGTTTCGGCTTGACGTAGCCCGGACGTAACACGCGGG